TGGAACCACTTTGTGCCGTTCCTCGCAGACCAGGGACTGAAGTATTCCACCATCGGACATGTGAAGGCCAACTTGATTGCCGTGCTGAACTGGTCGTCGAAGTACGGTGTGAAACTGAATCCAAGTTACTCGGAGGTGGACATCCCGAACTATATCCCCAGCAAGATTTCGCTAACGCCAGACGAAATCAGCCACATTTATCACTTCAAGATAGGCAAAGAGCCGACATATAGTTTCCGCTCGAAGAAGGTGCTGAAACTGCGCAGGAACAAGATAGAGACATTGGAACGAGTGCGCGACATGTTCGTGCTTGGCTGCAACCTCGGTCAGCGATATTCCGACCTGGTGCGCATCAGTCCTGAGAACTTCCGCAACGGTCAGTTCTCGATAGTCCAGCAGAAGACGGGCAACAAGTGCTTTGTGCCTATCAACTCGCTGAGCATAGACAGCCGTATCACATTCGCCATACTGGAGAAGTACGACTACCATGCACCATATACCGGCGACATTAATAACTACAACACGTATCTGCATGAACTGTTGCACCACATTGGCGAAGACTTCATGGATGAGGTGCATATTGACAACAAGATCAACGGAGTCATCACGCGAGAGACGAAGTTGAGATACCAACTCATATCCTCGCACAGTGCCCGCCGCTCATTCGCCACCATCAACACCCTGCGGAATATTCCACGCAACAAGATTCTGCGAGCAACAGGGCATTCAAGTGAGAAAGCATTTGTACGATATATCTGCTATGACGAAGAGAGTTAAATGAGGTCATCTCCAACACTGGGGATGACCTCATTTTTTTGTTGGTAAACCCGTAACCATATAACGCCCGATAGTTAGAAATGACTGTCGGGCGTTTTTCGTTTCCGGCAGCAAAAACGAAAAAGAAATATGGCATACACAAGTGGACTACTGAAGTACCGCGTGACTATCCTGAACAAGCAGGTGGCGAGTGGGTTTGGTGAGACGACTTCTTATCAGCCTGCCGCTACCGTTTGGGCTGACGTTACGTGGTCAAAGGGTGCGAAGGCTCTGCGTGAAGGTGCGCTGGATGCTTATGACACCGTGATGATTCGCATGAGGTGGAACAACGTGGTGACACGCGACTCACGGTTACAGTGCGATGGTGTGACCTACCAAATACAATCGCTTCACGCTGACCGACAGGCGAACACCATCCAGATAACAGCCACAGAAATCGTAAAATAAAGGAACTATGAGAAAAAAGACAATCGCAATCATCAACTTCAACACCCCGGAATTGACCGAGGCTTGCATTCTGTCTATAAGGAAGCACGGCGGCAGGGGCTACCGCGTGGTGGTGTTCGACAACAGCGACGAGCGCCCCTTCCGCATCCAGATGCCAGGCGTGGAGGTTATCGACAACACCCACGGGCAGGTGGTTAATTTCGACGAGCGGTTGAAGGCATTCCCCGACCGCGACGACTCTATCGGTTGTGCCCAGGGCTGCGACTATGGTAGTGCCAAACATATGATGACCGTTCAGAAGTTGTGGGAACTGCTGCCCGATGGATTCGTGCTCGTGGAGAGCGACATCCTGCTGAAGCGCGACATCGAAGAGTTCTTCGACCCGACGCACAGCGTATATGGTTATTGGCAGAAGGCACAGCCGCACAACCCGTTCGGCATCGGCCGTATGCTGCCGATGCTTTGCTGGATGAATGTGCCGTTGCTCACGAAATACGGTGCCAGGTACTTCGACCCTGAGCGCACGTATGGACTGCTGTCTGGTGGTCGTCAGAACCGCAATAACTGGTATGACACGGGTGCTGTGCTACTGGAGGACATCATTAAGAACCGCCCGAATCTGGTGGGCCGTCATTGCGACATCCGCGACTACGTGGTACACTTCGGCAGTGGATCGTGGCGCAACAACAACTTGAAGGCACAGGCCGAGTGGTTGAAGCAGTATCGCAAGCTGTGGGAGCCGGAAGGATGCAAGAACGGAAAGGTGGCCGTGTGCGCCATCGGACGTCTGGAGAACCGATATGCCGTGGAGTGGGTAGAGCATTATAAGCGGCTGGGTGTGGATAAGATATTCATCTATGACGATAACCGACCAGAGGACGGTGAGCAGTTTGCCGACGTATTACAACTGTATATCGACAACGGATTTGTGGAGATTATACCTGCGCTCGAAAGGTTGCAGAAGTTGGTGTATGAGCAATTCTACGACTACGGATGCAGGGACTTCGAATGGGTAGGCTTCTTCGATTTCGACGAGCTGGTTTGCATCGAGGATGGGCGCGACATCCATAACTTCCTGAAAGACTACAATGCCGACGTGGTGAGTCTGAACTGGCGAACCATGACCGACTCAGGACTGGTGCACTACGACGAGCGACCAATGGCCGAGCGTTTCACCCAGGGCACTGGCGAGGACTTCGAGATAAACCGACATGTGAAGTCGTTTGTGCGCTCTGGTATCAACGGCATCTCGTTCAACGACCCGCACATCCCGAATGCACCCGTCTTGCAATGCGAGAACGTGCTGCATGAGCGTATCGAGCAGATACCCATCCAGCCGAAAGTAATTCACAGCGTGGCGTATATCAAGCACTACAACACCAAGACTGCCGAGGAATGGGCGACGCTGAAGATGCGCCGACTGTCACCCTGTGGCGACGATTACAACCGCGAGATGAAGGCGAAGAATGTGGAGTATTTCTTCAGCATCAACGAGCGCACGCCGGAAAAGGAGGCGATACTGGGCGTGAAGAAAACCGATGGTAAACCCAAAACCACAAAACGCACGAATAGTAAAAAGGAATAAGATATGAGTTTTTTCAGTAATCTTTTCAGACAGGCCACGCCCGAAAATGCGCTGATGTTGCGCGAGGCGACACCCACGCCAGGAGTGCCCAGCAGCACCATGCCACCCGAACCTCAGAAACCGACGGGTGCCGACTACATGGAGCGCATTGCCTACACGCGGTCGCCGCAGCAGGCTTTGCTCGTGGCGGTGGTATATCAGGCCGTGCGCCTGCGCTCGGATGTGATGTCGGTCATGCCGGTGCAATACCAGAAGAAGGACTTCGAGGGCGGCAACTTCGTACAGGATATGCGCGGACTTGGTAAGCGCATCAACTATCTGTTGCAGGAAGAGCCGAACCCCATCATGACCGCTGCCGACATGTGGCGACTGGTGGAGATTAACCGACTGCTCTACGGCAACGCCTTCATCTACATCGAGCGCGACGAGTTCGATTTCCCCGAACACCTGTGGCTCATCAAGACTTGTGGCTACAACATCAACAATGCCACCTACGCCAGCATCGTGTATCTCTCTGACAAAGGCTACATGACGAAGGAGAACGTGCCCGCATCCGAGGTGATGCACTTCCCCAACACCTTCCGCTATCCCAACGGCTGGGGCATCCCGACGCTTCAGTACGCCAACGAGACGCTGGCTCTGAACCGCACCATCAAGCAGCAGTCCTTAGAGACTGCGGCAAAGGGCGGACGCGTCAAGGGTATCGTCTCAGAGAAGCAGCCACAGCCGGGCGTTGGCACAGTCGCATTCGGACAGTTGAACCCCAAGGAGGTACAGAAGACCGCACAGGAGATGCAGAAGATGTTCTACACAGGTCAGGACATCGTGAGTATGCACGGCCTTGAATCGTTCCAAAACCTCTCCATGACCAGCCAGGACATGCAGATGTTCGAGCAACTGGGCGGCACGAACGACGACGCGGCAAGATTTTTCGGTACACCGCGCCCGCTGGTGATGCTTGACACCAACTCGCACTACAACGACTACCAGAACGCCACGATGGAGTTCCACACCCGTACCATCCTGCCGCAGAAAAACGGCAACGAGAAAGAGATTGCCCGCAAGCTCATCGGCTTTAAGGACTACGGTGTGCGCCGCATACACATCTGCGAAGACCCGCTGATGGTGATGGACCCCGAACGCCGTGCGAAGGTGGCACAGCTGAAGATGCAGGCCGGACTCTGCACCGTGAACGAGGCACGCCGCGACTTCGATATGCCAGCGGTGGAAGACGGAGACGTGCCAATGGCAAGTGCCAACCTCATGACACTGAAAGCACTCATCGCCAAGAGCGACGCGAGCACACAGCTGAAGCCCGGCACGTACACCGTAGGAGGTGGAGAAGGCAACGAACCGCCAGCAGACAAAAAATAAACTGTTACCTAACAACTCGGCAACTGTTACCAAACAGTTCGGAAGTTGTTACCTAATGATTAAAATTTGACACGTATGACACCCAACCCGACAAAAGAGGAAATCGACGCTCTGGAGCGCGAAGTCCAAAGAGCGAGAAAAGAGCGTGAACGCCGCGTGCGCCACGCAGTAAACCCCGGACGCTAAAACGCCCGCATAGTAGATAACATTTTCAAATGTAAAACGAGAATATGAAACAGACAAGATTCATCCCCATCGAGGATTGCGGACTACAAATCCGCGAGACCGAATTTGGTCAGGGCAAGAGCCGCACCGTGGTTGGCCGTCCTGTGATGTTCGGTGTACGTTCGGTGAATCTGACTCCGTGGAGCGATACCCGCGTGGTGTACGAGATTCTGGAGCCAAACTGCATCACGCAGGAACTCATCAACCGTTCCAATGTGGTGTATAACAACAACCACTCGAACGACATCTCTGACATGATCGGACGCTGCGTCAACGGCAAAGGTACGCTGTCGCTTGTCCTGCGCGAGAACTACATGGAGTCCAGCTGTGACTACCCAAACACTACCGTCGCCAACGACACGCTGGAGCACATCCGACTGGGTAACGTGTACGGTATGTCGTTCGCCTTCGACGACCGCAACGCCAACGGCGAGGAAAACGTGACCTACGAGCGCACCAACGAGACCGTGGACGGCAAGGAGGTATGGCTGCGTCACGTTTGGCTTATCACCAAGCTCTTCGACGTGGCAAACGTTACCCACCCAGCCTACGAGCAGACATCGGTCGCCACCCGTGAGATGTCGGAGGCTATCGACAAGGCTATTGAAGAGCAGATTCAGCGCGAGTGTGGCGGCAAGGACGACGACAAGCGCGACTGCGGCAAAGATGACACGAAGCGCGACGATGATCCTGAAGACAAGGACGACATCAAGGATGACGACCCCGACGACAAGGACGACAAGGACGATGCAGATGACGAGGCCAAGCGTGCTGCCGAAGAGGAAGCCAAGAAAAAGGCTGAGGAAGAGGCAAAAACCAAGGCCGAGCATGAAGCCCGCGAACTGGAAGAGCAGGAGCAGCGTTTCCGCGAACAGCAGGCCATACGCTTGCGTGCCCAGCACCGCCGTCGTGAAATCGACTTAGAATCACTTGAGTATTAACCCTTATAAAAACGTTTTTATCATGGCAAAAATGACAAAAGCAGACATCCAGAAGCGTCAGTTGGAAATCATGACCAAGATGGATGAGATGGACGAGAAGACCAACGCACGTGAGGCTAAAATGCGTGCCCTCACTTCTGAGGAGCAGAAGGGTACTATCACCGACGAGCAGAAGCGTGAGTTGGAGGCTCTGAAGGCTGAGCAGCGCAGTCAGGACATCGAGTACGATGCACTGGTTCGCGAGAGTGCAGGCCTGTCAGCCCGTGCCAAGGCTATGGCCACCGGCAAGGACTTGGAGCAAATCCGTGAGCGTGAGGACTACGGTGCCAAGATTCGTGAGATGGTCAACGACTGCTTCACCAACCGCCGTGCAGCCAACGCCACCACCATCCTGGCCAACGCTATCACCGAAGGCACCGACCAGAACGAGAAGGCCAACTTGCAGGCTGGCGGCTTGATCCCCGTCGAGATTCGACCCATCATCGACACGAAGGTTCCCGGCATCGAACTGCCTGAAGACCTCGTGATGGTGACTGGCGTGACCGGCACACAGGTCATCCCTTACAGCATCAACGACGTGAAGTTCACCGTTGAGGGTGAGGTGACCAAGGTGGCTGAGCAGGCTCTCGACTTCGCCAACATCACCACATCGCCCAAGCGTGTCGCTGCCAGCGTGCCCGTCAGCCGTCGTGCCGTCGCCAACGCTGCCTTCGACATCATCGCCTTCATCACCTACAAGTTCCAGAAGGGCTGGGCCATGTTCCGCGCTCTCCACATCTACGCCCACGGTGCTTACACCGCGTTGCAGTCGCCGTTCGCACAGGTGACCGTTGAGACCCTGACCCTCGACGAGAACATCGGTAAGAACCTCGCCAAGAAGATTGCCGAGATGTACGACCTCGGCTTCGAGGGCGATCCTGAGCTCATCATGGACAAGACCACCGAGGTTGACCTGAAGTTCACCAAGCTCATCCCCGGCACCACCGACTCTAACCGCACCGTCATCCAGGACGGCCAGTGCGTAGGCTACCGCTACCATGTGAGCCCCTACATCGACTACACCATCAACGCAGACGGCGTAGCCACTAAGGACACCGGCCGCTACATCGGTATCGGTCACTTCGGCTACCTGAACGAGCAGGTGTACGCTGACGGCATCGAGTTCAACATCGACGGCACAAGCTCCGCCAACTTCGACCGCAACGTGATTGCCCTCGGCATGGGTCTCGACTACTCGCTGGTTGAGATGTCCAGCAAGGTCAACGGTAAGAACGGCAAGCCACAGGCCTTCAAGCTCATCAAGCTCATCGAGCCCGCATCTTCTAACGAGATCGGCAACTAATCCTCTCCGCGTCTTCTTCAGACATAGTTCCTGGACCAGCGGGCACTCCGATGCGTAGCAAAGGGCACGCGCCCGCTGGTTTTTTTAACTGAAACAACAAAGACAATGACACTCGACGAAATACTTTTTAATGCTCTCGTCAATTCAAACGATGTAAGCACGGCTGTTGAAGGCCGCATCAAAGATGTATGCTTTGAGGTCGGTCCCGACGAGCAGGACAACACGCAGTTGCCGTATATCATCGTGACGGACGGAGGCGTGCAGAACGCTCCGCAGACCAAGGACACCGAATGGGAAAGTCATGAGGACACGGCGACGGCAGGTATTGAGGTGAGTGCCAAGAGTCCAGGCGAGGTGCGCCGGCTGATTAAGATGGCGCGACGGGAGGTGGCTGAGTATATCAGAACCATCGACTACGCAGAACGTCCCGAGTTGCAAAGCCTTCACACCGAGGGCGTGGCGTGGGACTGGACAAAGCCTTGCTACTGGGACACGCTGGTGTATCAGTGTATTGTTGAACAAGACAACGAATAAAAGACTATGGCAAAAGACAAGAACACTCAGGCTACGGAGGCGACAGTCACCAAGCCTATCGACGAACTGAAAGCCAAAGGCACGCTGACGCTCACTGCCAACAGCCGTGAGGAGCTGTTCACCAAGTACGGCGAATTGCAGGCTGATGCCGACGGCGCGAAACTCTCATGTGGTTGCGTGGCTCAGACAGTCAACGGCAACTATGTAATGGACGTGTTAATCATAAAAGAATAGAAATATGGCAACACTTAAAGGTCAAAACTTCAGACTGCTGACTTACGACGCACAGGCTGACACTTATAAGGTAATAGCCCAATCGACCAACTGCGTCATCACGCTCACAAACAACGTTGACGACGCAAGCCACAAGGACGTGGTTGGTATGGCAGCAATGCCGACCGTTACCAGCAAGGCTTGGCAAGTACAGTGTGAATCGCTCAACGTGACTGACGTAGCCGCTGTGCTCGCAGCCATCAAGTCGCTCACTCCATTCACGTTGGTTTGGGATGAGACGGCAACAGCCGACAACCAGACTGGACAGCATGCTGCCGTTGCTCGCACGGGTCAGGCTTACCTCTCGGATATAACATTCCAGTGGAACGACCGCGAGAACAGCACCAAGCAAATCCAGTTTACGGGTACGGGTGCTATCACCAATGCACCTACCGGCTATCCTACGGCTGTCATCCCCGTATCAAACGCCTTCACCAAAGGTCAGTTCGTGCGTCTGTTCCTGGGAAGCGACAACACCGCCGTACCATCAGCCGTTGTGGCTTATGCCAAGACACTCTCGCTGCATGTCAGCATGACTATGGAGAACGCAACGACGAAGGACACGACGGGCGACTGGGAAATCCAAGAACCAACGGCCTTGAACTACGATATTACCACCGGCGCACTGATGCGCAGCGGCGATACTATCACCAGTCAGGTTGGTGGCAAGACGGTTGCCGACGTAGAAGCAATCTATCAGGCGGGCACTCCCGTGAAGTTCCAGATTGCGAACGTCAGTGGTGACAACCAGCGCACCAAGGGCAGCGTCATCGTGGGTGGCTCGGTGGTGCTCACTCAATTGCAGCTGAACGGGCCTAACCGTCAGAATGCTGACTATCAGGCAACGCTCAACGGATTCGGACCATACGAACTCACAGCGTAATTCATCTATCAACGCCCGTCCGTCTGTCTATCTCGATTTCTTCATGATCAGCAGGCGGGCGGGTTTCACTTAAACAAAAAATGAACATGAAAGAAATCACAATCAACGGAAAAACATACCCCGTCGTCTTCAACATGAAGACCATTCTGGGCTACGAGCAAATCAGTGGCAAGTCATTCTTCGGCGAAGACTTCACGAAGATGAGCGAACGACTTGCACTCCTCACTGCTGCCGTCATATCGGCTGGTGGCAAGGAAGAGCTGTCCATCGACGAGCTGATCAATGCCGACAAGATGGAACTGGTGCAGGAAATCATTGCGGCCAACAGCGTCGTCATCGGCATGGTCAACGAATTCTTCAAGATGCCGGACGTGGAGCCCAATCCCAACGAAGAAGAGGATAAAGGAAAAAACTAACATCCGCCCACGAATTGTTCCAACTCTTCGTGGGCGAGATAGGCATCCCGCGCCATGAGTTCCTGTATGAACTGACATGGTGGGAAATCAACAGCATCATTCGCGGCTACCGCAAGCGCAACCGGCTGACCCATCAGCTGCTGGCGGAGATAGTATATACCACTACCTACACCATGCGCGACCCCAATGGCAAGACCGTCAAAGACATGTTCCCACAGCTCTTCAAGGAAGATGACGAAAACGAACATCCTGACCCCATCACACCCGAGGAACAGAAGGAGATGGAGCAGATGCTGCATGATTTCAAATGGTAAACCCATTAACGCATTTTGCCCGAATAGCGTATGGCATTAGTAATCGACGACACACTCATCAGCAACGTGGCGGACAACCTCAGAGCCGCTATGACCACCGACCCCAAGATGAGGAAGGTGATACAGCATCATATCCGTGAGGAACTATGGAAGGCACGTAAAGAGATGATAAATTCTATCAACTTTGCAAACGGCGACCCCCGTCAGTCGTTACGTGCCATCCGCAACTCCGTCTACGACAAGATACTGGGTGGACAAATCAACATCAAAAAAGCCAAATCAGAACATGCAGGCGGAAACAGTTACACGCCACCGCGCAAACTGACACCAGGACAACGTGGCGGCAACCGACGACCCAGAAGCGAAAGGACGGAGCAGATAAACAGAGGCTCACCACTTGACAGACAATGGATTCTGAATATACTGAACAAAGGAACCAAGACACGCGTCATCGGCTTCCGTAACACCGTCAAGGCTAACCGCACACGTTACGACAACCGTGTCTATCGCATAGGTCGTGGTGACAAGGCACGCACCGGCAATCGTGGCAGCATAGCACCCCGTAACTGGTTTATGCAAGCAGCAGAAAAAGCATTATCGACGGCTATGCAACGCATATCAGAAATGATAGAAAGCGAGGCAGCAGCCGTCGCCCGTGGAGAGACATAAAAAATTCAACCGGTTGAATTTCGCAACTCAACCGCTTGAATTCGACAACTCAACCGCTTGAATATATTTTTAAACCAAAATAAAAAAGACATGGCAAAACTGACATTGAAGGTCAAGAAGATTGCATTTAAGCATCCTCAGACCAAGAAGGCGGGATTTGTTGCCCGCGTAGTGACTAACGGAACCGAGACGTTCGACGACATCTGCGAGATTGCAGGCATGAATACCACCTACGCGCAGGAGGAAATCGTGGCATGTGCTGGACTGATGCTCAAGGCAGCTGCCCGACAGCTGAAGAACGGCAAGATTATCGACCTCGGACCTCTCGGCAAACTCTATCCCAGTGTATCGGGTAAGTGGGTGGAGAAGGAGGAAGACCTCGCACTGGCCGACCTCACACCCCACACCAACTATCGCCCATCTCAGGAAGTGAGCGAGGCCATCAAGGGTGCCACCCTCGGATGGGCTACCGCCAAGGACGAGGGCGAGACCGAACCCACCGACGACAATACCACTACAGGCGGCGAAGGCGGCGGTAATACAGAGGGCGGAGAAATAGAAGGATAATTCTTAAAAGATTCTAAAATTTCCCGTGAAGTTATACAACTTTGCGGGAAACTTTTTATCTTTGCATCGTTCAAAATTCAATCGTGGGCACGATGTCGCCCCACAAGGCGGCAATTTTTATGCCACAAACTTTATAGAAATAATGCTATTGCAGCACCGCGTCGGGTCACTGGATAACACCCCGAAGGCATTCCACGATTGAAGCCTGAACAGCGCGTAGTGCTGCATATTTTTATTGTTCAAATATCAATCGTTATGAAAACAACAAACATTCGCATGCAAGGAAAAGACGATGGTAAGCCTTACGGTTACATCGCAAATTTTGTGAAAACGGAGTGGGGCTATTTGCCTAACATAAAGCAGATGCCGTCATGAAGGAAGAAATTTGGAAAGACGTACAAGGATTTGAAGGCCGCTATCAGGTCAGCAATATGGGAAGGGTGCGCTATCCAGATACGTGGATAACGCGCCCATATCCAAACGGGAATATTGTAAATATCAGAACACGCAAGGGAGCCATTAAGAAGATTATATTGAACAGATATGGCTATTCAGTAGCCATGACGCAAAAGGATTGTAAAGACAGGGAAACAATACCTGTATGTAAACTTGTGGCATCCCATTTTGGGGAAGGTTATGAAGATGGTATGCAAATAATTCATATTGACGGTGATATATCGAACAACAGGATAGATAACCTTTCGTTCAAATGGATGGAAGACCTACCTGGCGAACAATGGAAACCAATCAAAAATTTTGAGGGGCTGTATGAGGTCAGCAATATGGGACGGTTCCGTTCTGTCTATAAATACAAAAACACTATAGTAAGAAGTGGATCATTCGCGATAGTTCCTGTACGTCCTAAATTGTTATACCTCAACAAAACGCAATCGGGGTATTATCACGTCATTCTTTATAAAGAATCGAAAAGGTATGAATATTCAGCACACAGACTGGTTGCTCTCCATTTTTGTGAAGGTTACAAGCGTGGTTATGTCGTGAATCACAAAGACGAGGATAAATCAAACAATAAGGCTGACAATCTGGAATGGTGTACCGAACTTTATAATCATAGATATGGGACGGCTATACAAAGAGCTGCCGAAAGTAATTGGAGAAAGGTTGCGCAGTATGATTTATCCGGCAATCTCGTTGCCACATACAATAGCGCGAGGGAAGCGGCAAAAGTGACAGGCTATAATTACGTCAGCCTATGCGAATGGTGCCGTGGTAAACACATACCAAAGAATATATACCGATGGGCTTATATATAAAGTAAACCCCAGACCGCAAAATGCGTGATTAGTGTATAGTTGCATTAATCACACATTTTTTTATGGCAGACAATATACTGAGACTGACTGTTCAATCGTCAGAATACGACGCCAAACTAAAGAAAGCCGCCGAAGGCATCCGTCATTTGGCAGAGGTCGCCCATCAGGGAGGTGGCGAACTGACCGGACTGGAGAAGGCCGAGTTGGACTACGTGAAGGCTCTCGGCGAGATGGAAACCAAGTCGCGCACAGCAGCAGGCAGCGTCCGCGAACTGGAAAGCACCTACAAGGAACTGAAGGTCATCTACGACCAGCTGAACGATGTCGAAAAGGCTGACGAGGGCGGTAAGGCTCTCGCTGCATCGCTCGAACAGATCAAGACGAGAGCGCAGGAAGCCCGTGCGCAACTCGACAATGCCAGCAAGTCGCTCAGCGACAACGGGCAGGAGGCTCAGCAGTCATCAGGTGCACTGGACGCACTCGCCTCGAAGTTCACCATCAACATCGATGCACTGAAACTCTTCGACATGGGTTTGAAAGCTGCTGGCGTGGCTCTCGATGTTGCAAAGGATGCCTTTTTCAACAATGAGGAACAGCTCGACGAATGGGGACGTATCGTGGAGACGTCGCAAAGCCTGTATGAAGGTTTCCTGAATGCGCTAAACACTGGCGACATCAGCGGATTCCTGACTAACATCGGAAGAATAGAAAAAGCCGCTCGCGATGCCTACGATGCTCTCGATGCACTCGGCACCTATAACGCATTCAACCAAATCAACATCGAGCGCACCAGGACAAACATGACCGAGAGTATCGCCGAATTCAGAGGTGGCAAAGGTACAAAGGAAGGTGTGAAAGCTGCTGGTGATGCGTACAAAAAGGAGCTGGCAGACCGTCAGCGATTGGAAAATGAAGCATACGTTGCAGCCGTCAAGGAAATGGCGGCCAAGCGTGGCGCAAATGCTAAAGACCTGATGGATGCACTCAGTGGAACATACGGACATTATCAAGACCTAAAGAACGTACAACCATCTGGAACCCGCACAAGGTATATTCCTGGACTGCCAGGACAAGTAGGACGGTACGAGGAATACAAGGTCGCGCAAAACAACCAAGAGCGACTCGGCGAGGCTTTGCGTCATCTGAACGACACCGAACTACAATCACTGCAAGCACTCGGCGCACAAGCACAGCGCACGGGTACAGAAATTGCACAGGTTGACAAGCAGCTGACTCGTGTGCTGAATGCCAAACAACCTGGAACGGGTAGCACTGGTAGTAAGTCCACCAAGACCGAGCAGACCGAACTCCAGAAGAACCAGGCCGAAATAACCAAACTCACCCAGGAATATGTCAAGCTGGGCGATTCGGAAACCGAGGCATCGCGCAAGCGTCAGGCAGAGATACAGAAGGAAATCGAGCTGTTGCAAAAGCGCAACGGACTACTCGGACTACGTGCAGAGCAAGCGCAGGGCAGACTATTGCCTACCAATATCCAAACAGCCGGACTCTCCAACACCCCGGGCACCCTGCTGAAAGCACCAGATACCACAATTCCTCGTGGCGGTCTGCAACTCGACGACAAGGCGATGAAGGCTGTGCAGAAAAATATCGACAGCAGCCTGCCGAAAGCGGAGAAAAAAGAAAGCCCGATGGATAGCAGCAAGAAAATGCTCAACGCCATTTCGCAACTGACGGGCGGATTGCAACAGATGGGCATTGAACTACCATCGGAGATACAAAGCGTGATAGGTGTCATTCAGGGCGTTATGTCAGTCATCGAGGCGGTGAACACCATTATCGGCGTAACTCAGACAACTGCTCTGACAGCTAACACCGCAGCAATGATTTCACTGGAGGCTGCACTTTGGGCTAATACGGCTACATCGTGGATTCCTTTCGCAAACGGTGGCGTGGTACGTGCAGCCGGTGGTGTTGTAGCTGGCAACACATACAGCGGAGACCGAATCCCGGCGCTTCTGAATGCCGGGGAGGTTGTGCTCAACCGTGCCCAGGTTGGAAACCTCGCCAGTCAGCTGCAAGGCGGTGGCATGCAGAACCTCAACCTGACAGCCACCATTAAGGGCGAGCAAATCCGCCTTGTTCTGAATAACAACGGACGACGCACCGGACGCGGTGAATATGTACAATCATCTAATCGTGTATAATTATGGGATGGACTATCAATTTCGTATCACTGAACGGAACTGCATGCCGGGCTGAAATCAACGGTGGCGGCACGCAGATACTGGGTGCTGCCAATCCCGTAACGATAGAAGAGGATGACAGCGACGACCTGCTGGAGGTAGTTCGCTACAAGACCGGCTATCTGAATGTCGTCGAAGAGACCAACGGACAGCTGGACGGACTGATACCGACAACCAACACATCACACAAGGTAAAGATATGGTATGGTAATGATCTGATATTCGTTGGTTTTATGCAGGCTCAGACTTTTGAGAATACATGGGAGAGCGCACCGCGTCAGATGTCGTTCCCCATCATGTCACCTCTCGGACTGCTCGCAGATACAAAAATGAATATGTATAACCCACCACGGGAGGTTGCACTGTCTGAACTGATGGCAGATGTGGTGGATGCGCTCAACGGAATGGGTGCTGAATATGGCACGGTGGTATGGCCCAAGCTGGCATCTGCAACCCTTGGCAATCTGCTGAACAACAAAATCAGTTCGCTGGTATATTGTCCATTCAATGAACAGCATGATGCTTCACTGGCTTCATTAAATGACGGATTATTTGAGCCGCTGAATTGCCAAAACTTCATTGAAGGGTTCTGTAATGCGTTCGGGCTGATAGTACACGACACGCCAACCGGCATTGTGTTCTCTAAGTTCGACCATACCACAGACTACCTGAAATGTACGGTTGCCAACCTTCGCACACTGACCGATGTCACAACCGACACGATAAGCGGTGAAACGGAGTCTGCACTGACCGACAGAGCAACGCCTTGCGACGATGACGGGCGCGACTCCATTGTTATGCCATGCGAGGAGGTGAAGGTGGAATATGAAGGTGAGTATGTAGAAAGTGCGGAGTTGGATTTCAACCACCTAACCTACAATGGACAGGGTTCGTACAGCAACATGCGCACGGCTTGGCTGGAATCACGCACGCCAGAACTTACTGGTGAACATCTGCTGGCAAACAATCTCTTCAACAGCTCCAACGGACGACTTACATTATCCGGCGCAACAGCTTGCAGTTATGGTAATGTGTCTAAGCAGCAAGAAGGCATACTTGTTAATCTGCCGAATAATACCATCATGAGTTCGGAAATCTTCACGGTCAAATTCTACAACCGACCAACAGGCAATGCCATGCGGTTAACTTTCGACGTACAATGGGGAACAACCATAGCTGACCTCGGAAACGAGGGCGACCATAAGAATGTCGGTGTAGTCGTGAAGGTTGGCAATTTGTATTACCAAGGTCAAGGAAATTGGGTAACAACTCTACAAAATCCATTCACGTACATTGACATAAACAATCAATTCGTGTGGGAAATTACTGCCGTTCCTGATGGTATGCCGATAGAAGTGTCATTCTACCAAACATCAAGTCAAGGAAGCGACCCTGTACAGCTCATTGCGCTCAACAATATCAAGCTGGAAGAAATTCCATCGCTGTACAGCAAATATCTCGTTTACAAGCGCGACTACGATATATTCCGACTTGCTAACGGAAACGGCATAGGAACGCAAAGCGTATCGCGAAGCATCAGCACGAACCGAAAGAACAGCAATCAGATTGGGCATACCATCGTCGACGGCATCACGGCGTACAGATATATGCTTATATCACAACGCAGGTTGCAGATTCAGTTCAAGCGCACGGACACCATGCCATATTGGATGTATATGTGCTACATGACGTTCATGAGTCAGCAGTGGCGCGTCATCAGCATTTCGCAATATCCTTGGGATGATTATGTAGTCATCACCATGCACAGGTCTAACGAATCATAAGAAAGGAAAACAGATATGGCAGCAACAAATGGAGGAATGTTCATAGTTAAGGCGACCGGCCTTAATATATACGGAGCCAAGAGCGACGACGTTGAGGTGGTTTGCGGAACTAACGAGGTCGTAAGCCCGACGCATGGCAACTGGCGTGAATTCATTGCAGGCCGCAAGGAGTGGCAGCTGACCACTAACTATCTGTTGCAATCCACGGGCAACGAGATAGACAAAGTGCTGAATGTCGGTGTCAAATACCCCGTCAGATTCATCGATAACACATCACTCAGTGAACTGCGAGGCTACGCAATCCTGGTGTCTGCGAAAATATCGGCTATCAAGGGGAACCTTGTCACGGGTTCGTTCCAATTCAAGGGGACGGGCGCACTTAATTTCATTCCAGCATAGCGTATGGCAATGAACGGCGACATACTCATATTGAAGATGAACGGCGAGCCGGTGGCAGCTGTCAAGGGCAACGACATCGAGACGGCGAGCGGACTGATGGAGGTGGCAAGCGCAACGCAAGGACAGTGGCGCGAGTTCATCAACGGGCGCAAGACGTGGGCGATGTCAGCCACATGGCTGCTGCTGTCATCGGCTGCAATGGCATCGACACTGCAAGTCGGCCAGGTGTTCAACGCGGAACTGGTTGACCGCAGAATCGAAAGAAGAACCGTGTACGGCAATGCTCACCTCGAAGTTTGCAAAATACAAGCAACCAAGGGCAATCTGGTGACGGGTGTGTTCCAGCTGAAAGGTACTGCATGGCTACGCCCGACCTACGAATATGGCGACTTCAACAACGACTTCAATAACGACTTTTACAATTTGTAACTATGGCACACGAAACACTGAAGACTCTCATCACGCAGAACATCAAGACGAACGGGCAGAACGCTATCACCGCTCAGATTCTGCAAGACGTGCTCATCGCAATGGTCGATGATTACCCAGACATCAGCGGCTACGCCACGCAGTCTTGGGTGACAAACCAGTTAGGCAGTTACCTGCCGCTGACAGGTGGAACGCTAACTGGTGACATTAATATAGCTTATTCGCGTAAGCTGATTTTTGGCACTCCATACATATACGGAAGTACAATCCCAGGGCCTCATGGTACCAACATTGGGCATATACTTAATTTCCATGGGGTTGATGGTTATGGATATTATGACTTCGACAATTCTGTGCATGCCACATCGTTCGTCAAGGCAGAAGGAACATCCGCCCAGTTCCTGAAGGCAGACGGCTCAGTAGATGAAAACGCCTACATCACGGCATCGGCACTCAACGGCTACGCCACCCAGTCGTGGGTTCAACAGCAAGGATACATCACCGAATCCGCACTCAGCGACTACGCCACCAAAACATGGGTAAACACGCAGCTTGGTGACTACCTCCCTCTGACTGGTGGAACGCTAACTGGTGACCTTAATATGGCTTATTCAAGTAAGCTGAATTTTGGCACTTCGTACATGTACGAAACTACAATCCCAGGACCTCAAGGTACCAACATGGGGCATATACTTAATTTTCATGGGGTTGATGGTTATGGATATTATGACTTCGACAATTCTGTACATGCCACATCGTTTGTCAAGGCAAACGGTACAGCAGACGAAGTGCTATGTGCAGACGGTTCGGTCAAGACATTATCGGAACTAAAAGCAGCATTGGACGCATTATAATTAACACAATAGGCTATGAGAAAGAAGACGAAAGCAGAGAATGTGGCGCAGGTGTATAACATCCTGAACGCCGCCAAGTATTCCAAGTTGAACGATGACGAGCGCATTGCGCTATGGAAGATTACCCGAGCAATGAAGCCAGTCGCGCTGAAGCTGAAGGATGACATTCAGGACGCAGCGCAACACATGAAGCCGTCGGACGATTTCGACCGACGACTAACCATGGCCCGGCAATATGAGCAGGCACAGCGTGACGGCAAGGAGTTCGACAAGCTCAGCAAGGAAGACTACGACGCATTCATCAAGGAATGGCGGGATTATTCAAAGCTCGTTGATACTGCCGTCAAGGAGTTCGCAGATGAAGAGGTCGAAATCGACATCGAACCCATCACCGAGGAAACACTGTCGCGACTTATGGCAAGCAACGATTCATGGACAATGGAGAATGCTGTCATCGTGAGTGACATGATCATGCAACAGTAAAGCAAAAGCGGAGCCCATCAGCCCCGCTTTTATTATGTTTAGAAGTTGCCAATCACAGGACTATCCCAGGTAGTATTCAGCCCTACCGTCATCGTGTTGGAACCCGAAAACATATTGCCGGAATACTCAGCAGAACGATTGCCCTTCATGGGTGCGTCGTCAATCGTAGCACTGCCAAGCTTCGTGTCGTTGCCATCTTTAATCGCAACAGCTATGTCAGTCGTCCATTCTTCCGGCGCACTAATGGTGAAGAAAGAGACAGCGAGCCCCGTGGTGCCAATATAACCAGACGGAATGCTGACAGATATAGGCGCATCATTCTGAACACCGCAAGCAGCACCCGTGCGATAGTTCAGCCCATAATACCATGTTGCAGGCGTAACGGATAGCGTAGCCGCACCCGTAGGTATCACGTCGTTAATGGTTACCTTCAACTTCGACACCACCCTGTCAAGCGTCACGGCCCTGTTGCCGTTGCTGGTATTCGCCACAGTCACCTCATAATCCTTCCAGAACGTATCACGCACCGATGACCATGTGATAGTCTGCCCGTCGATAACTGGACCAACACCGCGAGATGCAACGAAATACACATGATGCGTCCCCAGTGTAAGCGACATCGTGGGTTCTCCCCATCCGTCACTCTCGACTGTCTGGTGAACATGTTGCATCAGGTTGTCACCAACATAATCGAACACCCACAAGTCTGTCATCGAGTTTCCGTCCGCACCGAGGTATGCAGCACGGCGAGAACCCTCCGTGAAAGTCGGAGAAATAAAGTCACCCTTCACGGTGAACGTGAACTTCTTGGTGGGTATATCAGAACTTACCCCCCCATTCACTTTCGTTAACACTCTCAGCCGTAATCGGCTTCTCACAAGCGGTCATCATCAGGCAGACCGCTACCGCCATCATTACTTTTTTCATGTTTTGTTTTTTTAATTATAACTGTATGCTGCGTTTTTATCGCAGCCATATGTCTCGTCTTCCCCCACCCCGCGATTCTTTCGCAGCCCTATAATTTCTCCGCAATCTTCTCGAAATCATCGTACACATCCTTTGCCAACACCTTCGCATATCGCTGCGTCTGGGTGATATTGCTATGCCCCATCATTCTCGACACGTTCTCAATCTTTGCACCCTTGGAAAGCATCCACGTACCAAACGTATGACGGCCCATGTGTGAGTGTAACTTCTCAATACCTATCACCATGCCGATAGCCTTCAGCATCTGGTTATATCGCTGGTTATTCATCTTCGGCACATGCCACCCGTTACGCTCCAGCACCTCCACAGCCGGGGGTAACAGCATCGAAACGTAAGGCACGCCCGTCTTGATGCGTTCACCAATAAACCGCCACCTGCCGTCAACCTCCCTGTATTGGCTGATGTCGAACCGTTGGGTATCACTATACGCCAGCCCAGTGAACATTTGAAAAATGAAAAGGTCGCGGGCAAGTGCAGCCTGGGAACCTCGCACGGGTGTCAACTCCATCACCTTTTTCATCTGCTCCTCGGTCAGATAGTCAACGCTGTCACGCTTTGCACATCGAAACTCACCACGCAGCCGGTCGTATGGGTTGGCTTGTATTCGTCCCATCTTCAATGCTCGGTTCAGCATGGCACGCAAGCTCTTGTGATACGACGACACACCGGCATCACCCATCTTACGGGGTTCTATTCCAGCCTGCAACTGGTTTGCAGTGAGCCTTACGTCCTGATTGCGCAGCCACCCGTCGAAGTTCATGATGGATTCAACCGTAATATCCTTCCATCGGGTCAGCTTCCCGTATTCCTCCATCCTATTACAAAGCGTAATATATTTCTGCCGAGTCGCTTTCGACATCTTTATCATGGGCACCTGCTCTCTGATCCATTCAATCAGCGATGAGTCACTACTATCGGAAGACTCACCGAAGCCCCACACCTTGCGCCTGATGTCAGTTATGTCAATCTCACGTCGTTCATACAGGCATTTATTCACCTCCTGCTCCACAATGGCTGTAATCGTACGCAACCGCTCGTTCAGTACGTCCGCATCAGCCGTCGTCCTGGTGTTTTTAATGACACCAGCCACAAATCGGTTCTTACACACGCGCACACCCGTATTTATGTAATAGGGTTTTCTATTCACCGTCACACGCAATTCAACAGGGCCTTCTTCACCCTTCTGAGTCCGTCCGCGGTGGTCATATACTATTGATAAAGTAATCATTTCTCATAAATTAGTTATCGGTTTCCCCAAGTTTGTGGTAAATGGGGAAACGCTGGTTAAACATTGGGGAAACTTTTCGCACCTACTTCCACCGACTTCCACCGATTTCCGCTTCAGCCATATTCCCAGAAAATCTCTCACAATCCCCATTATATCAGCCTTACAGCCTATTCCCCACATTCACCCCTTTTTCTTCTATATGGAAGTGGAGGGAAATGAACGGAAAAACGGGGACGCGTGTATTTAGGGAGGGTTTGGAGTATTTTGCGTCATTGATTTTTCGTTTTGGGTAAACATTAGGATTTTCTCGTAATGTAGCAGTCAGAGTAATAGATACCATTTCTCTTTTCGATGTAGAAGAAGCATGGGCATGGAAGTTGTTTGAATGTGCGAACTTCGTCGGTCATATCCTTGGGGACGTAGCCGACATGGTGGCCGTCATGGGCGAGTATCTTAATGGCGTTTGGATCATAGGGGTTTGTTGGTTCTGCTTCCAGAACTCCAACAGATTCACCAAGATATTCATCAATGTTGTCACGATACTCAATGCCTGCTATACAAAATCTTATCATATCAAAATGGTTGTAGTCCTTTGGCCATACCGTAACATAGTAGCCTTTGTCCTTGATGCAGAAATATTTGAGTTCTTGGACGGGTGCATCAGAATCACCGCTACCAATTGCTATCTTTACCTTTGGTTCTTTAATCGGTTCACCATTGTCGTCAAGGAGGTCGAAATGTGTAGGATGAACCTTTGAATGGTGCTTCGGTTTAATGAAAGTCGAATAGAAGGCATACGCTGCCATTCCGAAGATGATAAAGAAAAATAGAAATGTGTACATATTTTATATATTAGGTTGTTTATTATCTTCAGCAGCTCCCATAGTAAATGGATAGCGTGAGAGGTCGCTGGTTGTGGCAGCGGCCAGCTGACGCTCCAGGGTAATGATGCGTGCATCACGGGCTTTGATGATTTCTTCTTTGTCGGCAATGGTACGCTGGAGGGCAGCATTGAGGGTTTTCAGGGTTTCGATGGTTTCATCCTTGGCGGCAAGGGCGGCATTGATTGCGCTGCCATTGTCAATCATTGGTGCGGATGGATGCGGATTGCTCTTGCCGAGATCGGCTGCGAGCATAGGTTCGTTGTCCTCACCTCGAAGCCATTGGTAATTGAATACGTTATCAAAGGCTTCGTTGAATTTGCACAGGAAATCATCGGTGACTTCTGTCTGGTCACGCATGATGCGCGTGATGGTGTCCTCGCTAACGCCTATAATGGCTGCGAGGTCTTTTTGGTACTTCACACCCTTGCCTTCATTGTCACGATGGGCCTTTATCCATTTGAAGGCTTCAGCGAAGATTTTATTCCTTTTCCGCATAATTCCGCACGTCTTTTGTTAAAATATTATAATAAACCGCATCAATCCGCACAAGTTTCAAAATAACTTCTTATATTTGCATCCGAAATAACTAACTAACGAGTGGCAAGAAAATAGCCGTCAGACGGGGAGGCCGTCTTAGCGAAAGCGGATAACCGCCAATTTGCGAACACTTTGCGAGGGTGTCGGATTGCAAATATACGGCTTTTTCTCACTCGTTGTTACAAACAAACTAAAAGTTTAAGTAAATTTAAAATTTATGGTAATCGAGAAAATGACAAAAGAAATCCTGTCGAAGTTCAATGTAGGCGACATGAAGACCTTCACGCTTCCGAGCTTTGAGAAGGCTCAGAGTGCCGCTACCCAGGCTTATAAGGCTAAGAACTACGAGGAGACTTACGGCTGGAAGTTCAGTGCAAGGATTGGCGACCCGATGGAGGGAACCAAACAGCGCAACGTGACTATCATCAGAACGGCATGACTATGGACAGGAATACGATAGCAGAGTTGAAGGCGGTGTTTAGCCAGGCAATCGCGGAAGATCGTGAGATGTGTGACGAGGTATGGCTGACAGAGAAGCAGCTGATAGCTCAGTTCGGCATGTTTACGCACGACTGGCTAAAGAAGTACGGTCATTGTCTGCATCCTGCTCGTGCTATCGTGGTAGATGAGAATGGTGTGGAACACCCGACACAGGGCTGGGCATATCCCAAGTATCGCATACAGCGGATGATTGCTACGGGCGAGATAATGAAGCTAAAGTGCAGAGTGGTAAGACTGGACCAAATGAACTCAGTCAGGGTGGCGATGGGTTAGCCACCAGAAAAGGAAGGAAAAAGCCGGAAACAAGGGGGCAAGCCGGCATGGAATAAGTGGGCATCTCCTTCACCAGCGTATAGCGGTGGTCCACGAAGAGCTTAGGTGAGCAGGCGGTTCGAGTCCGCTACCTTCCACAAACGCCAAGGGACGTGCAGCGTGCAATCCCGGTAAGTAGGCAGAAATAATGTAACATGGTGGATGGTATCGCCTGGGTAACCATAACGGGAGTGACCACCACGAAACGGCATCGAAAGAGACCAACACACTGAGGGAGTGGAAAGAGACGGTACTCAATCCGTAAGTACAGCCGGAGGTAACAAGGTAATTTCCGAATCCAGACGTTCACGAGTTGGGCGAGGTGCACAAGCACAGGGATAGGTAGTAGATTAAGTCCGAGGGAAGAGTGGGACATTAGAGAAGTAGGCCGAATGAGCCACGGTAATAGTGGTGTATTGAAAGAACGTATATCTAAAGACCTGAGAGCAAGCACCAATAGTGCGTGAGCCCATATTGCTGGGCTGGGATAATGTCTGCAAAGGCAGAAGCGGGGTGTGGCTGCCTCGCATGGCTTGGTCGATGGTAATAGGCAATATAAAAAATGGTTTGCCGTATGGTGTAATGGTGGCACATCCAGTTAGAAGGCCTTCAGACTGACGGTACCGGTTCGAGTCCGGTTACGGCAACGATGTCCAAGCGTGGACCATTTTTCCGAAGTAATAACATCATCTATTCCTGCCCGCCGCGAGGTTCGCAGGTTTTTATTTTTTTTTTGCGATATAATCGCAAAGTAAGAGACGGGACTTTTTATAAACTAAATATACATACGATTATGAAAGAAATGATTGACATTTTGATGAGCGATGACAAATCGTTCGAGGGACTGCCTAAGTGGGTGTATATCTTTGCAATTCCCGCAGGGCTGGTGCTGATGTGTATGATTGGCGGAACCTTGTCATGATATACACCAAGCAATATCGGCATTATAACGACGGATGCGACGGTCAATGGCATTGTCCTTTCTCTCCTGCGTGGGTAGAGATGATGTCGAGGGCTGCAAAGCATTGCGAGAGTCTATCCCCAGAATATATTGAGAGGACGTTGGCTAACGCGGTGTATCATTATCGCATTCCGCCAGGTGATTTCCTGAGCGAGCCACAGGACCCGCGAGGTTTGCCGCTTTCATGGTGTGAACATGAAAAACGCAACTATGGACATCGACCAGATTGTTGCACTGCAATATACGATTACAGTTCAATCCCTGATATAGTGGTTACAAATGGTCATAAAGACTGGCCACTATGTGTGAGAAGGTCGGTGCTGATGGCGTGATTATGGGTTGCGACTGAGTCGCATCATACGGAAGAATAAACAATAACAGATATGAGTAAGAACGACAAGATTTTGAAAGAGTGCGACGGGCTTTTTTATGAGTTCGTGCGCAACTCGAAGGGGACGCTGATCAAGAAGTGTTGCGCATCATGTAAGTACAAGGATGCTTATGACACTGAAGGGCCAAGGAGGTTGTGCAGAGTTGACCCTCTCGACAAGAATAGAATTGTGAATAAGAAGCATGTATGCCGAGAATGGGAAATCAGCGAAGATATGGACCAAATCAAAACGGAACAGAGTAGACCAGATTTAATGAAAAAATAAGATTATGGAATTTGAAGGTAGAATTATCAGAGTGCTGCCAGTAAGGAGCGGCACGAGTCAGAGGGGCAAGTGGAATGCTCTGCCCTTCGTGTTTGAGTATTTTGAGAGTCAAGATCAGCGTTGGAGCGACAAGGTGCTACTGGAGACGTTTGATACCAACATCATGGCCCAGATTGGCGCGTACCTGAAGAAGGGTGCTGACGGCAAAGCTGTCATCGAGGACAGTGAGTGCGTGATGCTGGGAGAATTGAAGTGCAAGTGCGGATTCAGCCATTCCGTGCGGACATTCGACCGTCAGGACGGAACTAAGGCGACCATCAACGACTTGCGAATGTATAAGTTCGAGGTGATAGCACAAGGGGCTGTTGCACAACCTCATGCACAACAACCGGCTTACCAGCCACAGCCGCAGATGCCGTTCGGTTCACCACAACAACAGGGAGGAGGAGAGAATACCGATGACCTGCCGTTCTGATGACTACTTTTGCGAGTGGTGGCCTACTGGGGTCACCACTTCCAATTCTAATAATGGCGATGCAATCGTAATCTAACAAACGAGACAAGGGACTATGACGCCAGAAGAAAGACGTGAGTATAACAAGCGATACTATCATGCGCACAAGGCTGAAAGGTTAGCCAAGGAGCGCGAGCGGCGCATGTTACACCGAATTGGTGACGGGCGATATGGTGTGCAAAGACAGGCGAGCAGTCACGGCTACTATCGCGCGGAAAACATAAAGAGAGCTTACGATGAACGAAGACAACAACAAAATACCACTGCCGGGTGATGAGGTGGCGATACTGCAACGGCGGCAAGAAATTGAGCCGTACTTGCTGGATGCAACGCAGAACTACCCAGAACCTTACTACCTGTTGGAATACAACGGCGTGCCGTTCTCAACACTCGGAGGTATTCAGGCCATCAGCGGTCAGAAGAAGAACGGCAAGACTTTTCTGTTGGCTCAACTGATGGCGGCAGTCTTAGGCACCGGCATTGAGCGAACACGAACAACGCAGTGTCTTCCAGGATTGCGAGTTCCTGACCGCACCATTGAATACCTCGGACATCTGCCGACAGTGCTCTATGTCGATACCGAGATGGAGAAACTGAACAGCGCGAAGGTGCTCCGACGAGTTCATTGGTTGTGCGGTTGGCCGCTCGACATTCCATGCGAGCGTTTTCACGTCCTATGGCTGCGTTCCGTCATCGACGTAAAGGATGACAAAGGCAATATTAAAGAACGCGCCTACGAGAAGCGATACAGGCTCATTCGGCAAGCCATTGAGGTTCTGAATCCCGATGCGGTGTTCATTGACGGTATTCGAGACATCATCAGCGACTTCAACGACAACGAAGCCAGCAGTGCATTGGTCACCGACCTCATGGCATTTGCGGAGCAGCGACAGATATGTATCTGGAACACGTTGCACATGAATCCTCGCCCGAAGAATGATGACGAGAGCAAGATGCGCGGACACCTTGGAACGGAGCTCGGTAATAAGATCACCGACACGCTGGTATGTATCAAGCACAAAGAGAAGGACGGCACCGTCTATTTCACCGTTAAGCAGGACGATGCCCGAGGCAAGGATATGGAAGACTGGGAGTTTGTGGTGACTGAAGCCGCAGGAGCACTTGGTGTTCCTCAGATGCGAGCCGTGGCAAGCAATATTGACTTGCAAGACTCCAAAGTACAACAGGAGCGCATCGAGGCGGACGACCTTTTCAAACTCTACCACTGGACATCGACGGGAGCCACATGGACGGAACTTCGTAACTTTGCTTTGTCAAAGGGTATGAAGGAGCGCAAGTTCAGCGAACTGTTGAACACCGCGGCTGAGTCTGGTATAGTATATAGAACGGACAAAAAGAAATATTACTATAACGGACTGAACGGTCAACGACCTGTCGACAAGACGGATGATTTACCATTCGAGCCAAGTACGGAAGAAAATCCCGATTTCTAATCAACTCCCCGTTTAGCCGATTTACCTTACTCCCACGGTGTACCCCTTATAGGGGTACCCGTGGAGAGTAAAGGTTAAACCGTCACACGTGCGACGCGCGTATGCGCGTTCTATGGTTTTACAGATAATTGACTCCAGAAATTCAACCCGTTGACTTTCCCAACTCAACCTGTTGAATCTTCAAATTCAACCGCTTGAATT